AAAAGGACAATACTTACCACTGACACAGTCTTACAGGATACCGGCTAAGGTACATGGATTAGCAATGGGTATAATAAATAAAATTAAAAACAGAATAAATAAATCATGGGAGCCTAGAGTTAGTCAAGGAAATTTACATAGACATTTTGATATTGATAGTATTGATATGTCAACAGGTGATTGGCTGGTGTTAAGTAGAACAAGACACATGCTAACAGACATAGAAGAATCTTTGTATAGACAAGGATTGTATTATGAAAACAGATACAAACGAAGCAGTGAAAAAGAATTACACCAAGCAGCTACATCATGGGAGCATTTACGACAAGGACAGTTAGTGTCTTACAAAGAAATAGAAAACATAATTAAGTTTATGGGTCCTAAACATTGGCACGCTAAAAAAATAAAAGGTATGGCCAAAGGATCTTTTTATGGAATAGATCAACTTGTAAAAGATTATGGTCTACAAGTTAAAACAGTTTGGTATGAAGCATTTGACAACGCAGGTCAAACTAAGGTAAACTATCTTCGTAAGATGAGAAAGAACGGAGAAAAATTAAATGAGAAACCTAGAATTGAATTATCTACAATACATGCAGCTAAAGGTGGGGAAGCAACTAACGTTGTTTTACTAACAGATCTTACAGAAAATACTATGCGAAGTTATGAAAAAAATCCTGACGACGAGAATAGATTATTTTATGTGGGTGCAACACGAACAAAAGAAAACTTACACATAATAGAACCAAAAAAATATGAGAAGGGATACATGCTATGACAGATAAAGATATGTTTAAATCAACAACATATAGCTCATTAGAAGAGCAGGTCGGCGGGAAGCACTATCGATCGTTAAAAATTCAGCCAGCAGAATTTATAAATGAAAACAAACTTTTATTTGCTGAGGGGAATGCTATAAAATACATTTGTAGGCACTCTGTTAAAGGAAAAGCACAAGACATTAAGAAAGCAATACATTATTTAGAAATGATATTAGAAAGAGACTATGATGCCGATTAAATCTGTAATTAAAAAAACTATTACAGTTGAAGACAAATATAAATTTGATCTAGAAATTTATCCTAGATTAGTTTCATGGGAAATATATCCTAAAGATCATAACGCTGCTTTGTATGCATTTAGCAACAAAGATAAATTAAACAAACTAATAGAAGACAAACATGTCTTTCAAGAAAAGGATTTTCATGCAGATACCACTATTTAAACCACAAACAGAATGGCTACCGCCAGAAAATTTTCCAGACTTATCTAAGTATGATGAGATCGCAATTGACTTAGAAACTAAAGATCCAGAAC